ACAGTTCTTGCTGGTAGTTTTGCAGATCAAGGAAACGGGTACTGGAGAGCCACTGTCACAGTTCCAGGGGGCGGGCTTGTTGATAACTTTGTTATTGCAGTAAAAGATCCAACAACAAAAGAACCCATTCAACTTCGTATGGAAAAGCTAAGTTCCACTCAGTTTTATATTTATACGAATGTGGTTCAAAACTTTGAGGTTTATTTCGGGGTATGAGTGCATTAAACACACAACCACTTGAGGTACAAGATTTCTCCTTCGGTATTACCGATTACTATATCGATGGAGATCCTCGTCATGCAAAGACGATGGAAAATCTTTTCCTTACTCCGAACAAAAAACCTCGCACACGCTGGGGGAGCGTAGTTTATAACGATCAGCTTCCTCTCGGGCTTTTCAGAGTGAATAAATTAGCTGAAATAAAGTCCAACATTCTTGCTTTTCAAGACAAGCGAGCTTATCGAGATAATGCGGGGGCGTGGTCTGAAATTGTAGGGCCAACGTCTGGATCTTTTTTGCCTAGTGGTGACGGGAACTCTGTTATCGTTGATACTGAATGGCAAGATCATGTATTCTTCACATCAGACGCCCTTTGCTCACCTCAAAAACTTTATATTGATAACTCTGGAGTTTATCGTGTTCGCAACGCTGGGCTACCTGATTTACCCGCTGGTTTTTCTGTTACGAACCCTTCTGGAGCTGGTAACTCATATCTCTACGCAGCTGTTTTCTCTTATACCTACCAAGTGGGAACAGTTACTTATCTTGATCGCGGTCCTGTATTTTATTACTCAAGTGCTGTTACAGGTGGAGCTATCTCAGGTGGAAATACTACGACAGTAACAATCCCAGGTACTTTTGCGACTCCTGAAAACTGGGATACAGCTAATTGGAAAGTTGAAATTTATCGAACAACCAATGCAGGAGAAGTTTTTTATAAAATTGGACAAGTTAATTTTGGAGTTACTGCTTTTGTTGATAATGTCACTGATGCAGCTTTAGTTTCAAACGAACAACTTTATGTTACAGGCGGGGCAGCCTCTAACACAACTCCCCCAAAAGCTAAATATGTTCACTGTGTGAATGACTATGGTTACTGGGCTCATATTAAGGATGGAAGTGAGATTCTTTCCACTGAAGTTAGACAGTCTAAGGCAGGAGATCCAGATTCGGTTCCTGCAACCTTCTCAGCGTTCACAGAGCAGCCAATCAAAGGGCTCTCTTCTATTTATGATCGTCCTATTGTTTTATGCGATCATTATATTTATCGTATCGACAATTTCTACGGGGACGACGGAACAGGTGGGATGCTTCTTCGTCGAATCGACGACAAAGCAGGCTGCGTCTCTCAACAATCAATCGTGCAAACCCACCTTGGACTTTTCTGGGCAGGGGAGCAAGGCTTCTACTGGTCAGACGGATTTAGAGTAGCAAATATATCCGATCACTTAAACGAAACCTACAAATCCATCGTTTCTACAACCACTCGTCAAAATAGGATTTGTGGTACGTTTGATCCATCAAACCAGCGAGTTTTTTGGACAGTTTCGATTAACGATGGAACTCAGGAGCCAGATATTGTTTTTGTCATGGACTTGAGATACCCGTTCATGCCAGGAGAAGGAAAGCGCGGAGCAAGTTTTACGACAATGCTCGGAGGCGACGCTTTTAAACCTACGCAAGTTTTGCAAGTCGGAAACTACGTTTATCGAGGGGATACTCGAGGGTATATTTTTAAGCATGGTATTGAGTATTTCACAGATCCTAAAGTTGTGGTCGGAGTGGCCGCAAATCTTTGGGATACACAAACAATTGAACATCTCTACGAGTCTTGTTTTCTAGATTTTGGAAGTAAGTTTTATCGTAAGTGGGTTCCAAGAATTTTAATTTCAGCTGATAACACAACAAACCTCTCACTCGCTATTCGTTCTAGTAATGATAACAACCGAGTGAAAGGTGAGTTAAAGCCAATTAGATATAAGAATAATATCAACTGGGGCGATTCACTTCCGCTTTGGAATGATCCTTCTTCTCTTTGGAACGCACAAGGCTTGATTGAAGAGTGGAGAAGATTTCCTGCGGGCGGGCTTCGTTGTAACTACAAACAAGTTATTTTTGAAAACGCAAAAGTAAACATCGTTGATTCAACTCTGCTCGGTCTTGCGACTGTGAACCCAGCGACTAATACAGCTACTTTAGGAGGCAGTTTTCAATGGCTTACAAACATTACAGATTATTTCATTAGTTTTGAACACGACAACTACGCCCGCGAGTTTAAGATTACGGCTCGAACGCCTACGACTTTGACTTACGAAGATACCTCTAATGTCGATCCAGCGATTGCTGGAAACTATAAATGGATAATCAAAGGAAAGCCTAAAGGAGAAGTCCTGCTTCTTAATGGCTATGTGATCCACTGGGCTTACATCTCTAAATCACACACCCCATTTAGTAGCTCGTCATTAGGGGGTAATCCTGCGTGAGTAAAACGATCAAGCGTTTGGATCTTTTATTTAGAGAAGTTCAAGATCTTGCTGCGCAAGAGAACTTTTATCGTTTAAAGAATTTTCTAGATAATCTTGAAGCTAATGGTTTAGCTGGTCCGCAAGGTCCTCCAGGCGCAACGGGACCAGCTGGTCCAAGCGGAGTCCCAGGCACAAGTCTTGTTGTTACAAAGACAGCAGGAGAAACAATTTCAGCTGGAAAGGCTGTGTATTTAGACACAGCTACAGTGGTTAAACTTTCAGATCATTCTGTAGTGGCACGACAAAAGTGCATAGGAGTAGCAAAAACAGCTGCGACTGCGGGCAATTCTATTGAGATAATTGTAGATGGGGCATTTGAAGACGCCATATTCTCAGGTTTTACTATAAACGAACCGATATGGGTGGGAACAAGCGGCGTACTTACACAGACTCCTCCTACAAGTGGGGTTTTACTTGAAGCGGGATATTATTTAGGCGAGAATAAAATTGAAATAGAAATTAAGAGACCAATAATTTTAGCTTAAGGAGAAGCAAAATGGCAGATAAACCAATACAGCTCGTAGGTGGTAAATTAACAGAAGTAGAAGGAACAGTAGTTTCTTCAGGTGCGGGAGATGCGGGAAATATTCCAGCATTGGACAGCAATGGTAGATTAGATGTAACTGTAATGCCGATTGGATTCGGTGCGGGTACAAAATCTATTCTTGCCTCAGAAAATATTGGCGCAGGAAAATACGTCAACATCTGGGACAACGCTGGTACTCCGAATGTGCGATTAGCAGATAACTCAAACTCGCGTGAGGCTCACGGATTTGTGAAAGATGCAGTTACTTCAGGGAATAACGCCACTGTTTACTTTGAGGGTACAAATGACGACCTTTCAGGTTTAACAATCGGATCACGACAATTTCTAGCTACAGCTGGGGGTGTTACAGCTACTCCTCCAACTTCAGGCGGTGGAGCGCAAATTTCTCAATTAGTCGGAACGGCAATTTCTGCTACAGAGATTGATACTGACATTGATGACTGCGTAGTGCTTGCCTAATGAGAATTAGGCCACTTGTACTTAAAGATGGGAAAAAGCAAGTTTTGCCTGTCGGGGATTTACTCGACGGGCAAGATAATTTTTCCTACAAAAAAGTAAAAAGTGGCGAGAGTATAGCCATCCCAGAAGATCAGCAAATGCTGATGACTGGGATGTTTACAAATCTTGGACAGTTTAATAATTTCGGTGAGTTTTATCAGCTTGATTTAGAGGATTCGGATACCCAGCAAATAATTCCTCCAGCCGATCCAGAAAATTTTAGTCATTTCAAAGTAGCCTCGGGTGAGACTAAAACTATTCCAAGTAATCAGCAAATGACAGTTTTCGAGCAGTTTACAAATTTCGGACAGCTTAATAACCTCGGAGACTTCAGACTGTTTCAAGTATTTCAAGAAGATGCTGAAGATGTTATTACTCTCCCAGACGATAATTTTTCATACAAAGAAATCATAGCAAATCAGGAAAAAACTATTCCTACGAGACAGCAAATGGTCGTAGTTGGAATATTTAAAAACTTCGGTCAGTTAAATGTTTTAGGTGAGATGGCTTTAATTAGCGGAGAATCTGAAACTGATTTAGAAGATGACTATCTCCCGCCTTATAAAATTGAGAGCGGCGAGACTTATAAAATTGGAAATAATAGACTTATGTTTTTACCTAGGTCTTTAATTAATTTAGGACAATTAAATAACTTTGGTGAATTAGCTTTAGGAGGTCTTTAATGGCTAATGGTATTTTTAACAGCGTAGGAGTAACTTCATTCCCAGTATCTCCGAATCCAGCGAGTGGGACTTATTACTTCGGCATAGATGCTACTGATGGCCATTTCAAAGTTCAAAACTCATCTGGCACAGTAGTCGATTATCAATCAGGTGCAAGTTACTCCGATCCAGACGCAGTCGCAGCTATACAGGCGGCGATGATTGCTGCAACGGCAGAAACAGAACCACAGAGTGACGACTTCCTTTATCTTCGAGATGTATCAGGCTCGGACTTCAATAAAGTCACAAAACTTAACTTACAAAAAGCTGATCCCGAAAGACTTTTTCAGCTTCATTCTGATTTCATCGGAACAATCGCTGGAGAATTTACTCAATATATCACTGGTACAGGTGCTTCGGTGCAAACTGGAACTTACGGACAAGACGCTACAAATAACGCTCTTGGAGTAACCCAGGTAGATACGGGCACAACGGCGACAGGCCGAGCTGGGCTTGGAATGGTTTCAGGTGCAATAGCAAAACCAACTATAGCAAGACTTTTATGGTGTGCAAGAACTGCGATTGAAGCGGTGTCTTCTGTTTCCGATACCTTTACAGTTAGACAGGGTCTTGGAGATTTCTACACTGTAGGAACTGATGGAACGAATGGCCTGTTTTTTAGATATACAGATTTAGTGAATGGTGGAAGATGGCAATGCGTATCTCGTGCAGCGGGAGCGGATTTAACAGTAGTCGATTCAGGCGTTTCCCCTGACTTAGATTATCATACTTTTGAAGTGGATCTTTCTGAAGACGGGACAACTTGTCTTTTTAAAATCGATGGAGCGACAGTAGCTACAATCAGCTCGCCAAATTTACCGACGATTGCAAATGCGATGGGCGCGGGATTTCAGATTGTTAAATCGGTTGGAACAAATCAAAGAAACATGGATGTAGATTTCATGATTATGAGAATGGAAAGATCAGCGGTGCGCTAATGAATTGGGAAGAGTATTTATCAAACGCTTCTTACATGGCAGATTTACAGGCTAGGCGTGAGTTTGGATCAAAACTCATGCTTGCTTTTAAGCAGAAAAATCTTGCCGAAGGTATTCAGTGGTATCAGGCCGTCCACTTGCATGGACGTATGAGAGACTGGCAAGTAGTAATGCCTCCAGCACTTTTGGCTGCATTGGGTGGGGTGCCTGACCCTGCTTTGCGAGTAGATATGGTAAATATTATTGTTGCAGGCGACATTGAGACGGCAAGTCTTGCGCTTACTTATGGAGTGGCTGATCCAATGACCTCTCCATTTCATTGGATTTCTCAAGAGAGAATAGACTGGATGAATACCCAGTTAAAATCGTGGTTGGGGTGGGTATGAGTAATTTTAAAAAATACGCAGCAATTTTTATAGGTGTCGTAATTATAGCAATTGCTATTTACGATATTATCGCAATTAGCGCAGGAGGAACCGAGGCATCTATCTCTCACATGATGATAACATGGTCTTATAAATATCCAGCATTTACTTTTTTGATGGGTTTTACAATGGGGCATTTATTTTGGCGCATGAGAGATACAAAAGAAACTTCTGAGCTTACAAAAAAGGACGAGGTTCAAAAATGAAATATTGGACTTGGGCCGAGATCAGATCAAAAATTGAACAAGAATGTGATCTCGAGGATGAAGATTTTGTAAGAAGAGACGAGCTTCTCGCTTACTGTAACGAAGCAATCGACGAGGCAGAGGCAGAGATTCACTCACTCTACGAAGATTACTTTCTTAAAAAGGTAGACATTGCAGTCGCAAGTGGCAACGAATTTTTTGCACTACCGACTTATATGCCAGATATATACGCTGATAAAATCAGACGGGCTATTTTTAGACAAGGCGACGGGACTACTGTTTATACAGTTACTCGATTAAAAGACTGGAAAAAGTTCGAGCAAAAGGCTGTTTCAGACACTCAGGTAACAACTGATTTATATCAATATTTTCTTGTCAATTCTACCCCTGGAAATCCAGAGATCATGCTTGTTCCAAAAGCTCGCGAAGCTGGGACTCTTACAGTGTGGTATTTGCGAAATGCCAATCGGCTAGTAGAAGACACAGACATTTGTGACATTCCAGAATTTATCAATTTTATATTCTCTCACATGAAAATGAAAGTCTACGCTAAGGAAGGCCATCCTGGGTATCAAGAGGCTTTGGAGAGATTAGAGACAGAGAGAAATAGAATGAACGCAGTTTTAGCAAGTAGAGTTCCAGACGCCGAGAATGAAATCGAGCTGGATACTTCTGCGTATGAGGATATGAATTAACATGGATGGAAAGGTTTATGCAATGAGCGCACAATACACACCAACACAACGAGATTTTAATAACCCCTTCGTACCTAAATGGTCTACGCAACCCATTCCACTCGACTCAGCTGGAAGGCCATTGTCGCCTGAGTTTAGGACTGTGGGAGACGCGCAAACAGGTCTTTTACGAAGTGAGTATAACCTTCAAAATAATCTTGATACACGGGTACTAGATCAAGCAAGACAAGAAGCTCTTAGAGATCCTGGTACCATGTCTCGTTGGGGACAAATGGCTCTCACACAGGCGCAGAATCAAAACGCTGCGACTGGGGCAGGTCAACTACAACAAGCCCAAAACCAACTTGCTATGTCTGGAGGGCTTCGCTCAGGGGCTCGTGAAAGACTAGCTTCTCAAGGGATGCAAACACAACTTCGAGGAAACCAACAAGCTCTTGGTAACATCCAAATGCAAGACGAAGCAAACAGGCAAAAATGGATGCAAATGATGCCTGGTATGGATCTTCAGGCAGCTCAGTACGGATCAACTCTTCAAGACAAAAATATCTCTCGCGCTCTTACAGAACTCAACGCAGGAAGAGCAATGCAACAACAACAATACAACGAAGGTATGCGAGCTTGGGCGGCTGATAAAACCGCGCAGGCAGCGTCTCGTGCAGGTGGAAGTTCGAGTGGTATTTTTAATGATGACATGCCAATTCTTGGTGGATGTTTTCTTACAACCGCTTGCGTGGACGCAATGGGTATGGCTGATGATTGCTGGGTACTACAGGCAGCAAGAAAGTTTCGTGATGGCTTCATGGCTGAAACTCCAGAGAAGTCTAAAGAGATTCTTGAGTATTATCAAACTGCGCCGACAATTGTGGAGAAGATTAATAGATACCCAGACGCCCAAAAAATTTGGAAGCGTTTATTCTGGGGCTATATCACTCCGTTTGTAAATGAGGCGAGACTTGGCAACAACGAAAAAGCCTACGAGCTTTATCAAAAATTAATTAAAAAAGCAAAAGAGCTTGCTGGGGGCGTAGCTTAATGGATGTTGAAATCGTCGAGGAAGTAAGCACCGAAGTCGCAACGACTAATGAGATACACGCTATCATAGCTGACTTTAGTCAGGAGATAGAAGTAACTCCTGAGATACTTTCCTCTCGTAGAGATAGAATTTTAGAACTCGAAAAAGCAATGTCTCAGGTATCTGGTAGCTACGACATGGACCAATTTAACCCAGGAAAAATTAGACATCATTTTGGAACTGGAGTTTACGGAAGAGAACTTTTTATTCCTAAAGGAAACGTCATCGTAAGCAAAATTCATAAGGGAAAAACTCTTAATGTAATTGCTAAAGGTGTGATTGCCGTAATTGATCCTGAAACTGGATACAAAATTTTAGAGGCTCCTCATGTATTCGTGTCGAGCCCTTTAACTAAAAGAGTAGTTATAGCGATTGAAGATACATTGTGGATTACTTCACACGAGAACAAAGAAGATTCCGAAGATCTCGAGGAAATTGAAAACAGAATTATTGCAAAAAATTTTAATGATAAACTTTTAAGTCATGGGGAGGAAAAATGTCTTGGGTAGCAGTAGGATTAGGTACAGCGGGGCTTTTGCAAGGGATGGCAAATCAAAAGAAAATGGAACGTCACGATGCTTATCGTGCTGAAGCACTTAGGTACTCTCCGTGGACTGGAATGGGCGATCCTGGAGAAAAAAATCTACCAGACGCATTTCAATCAGGCCTACAAGGTGCAGCGATGGGAGCAAGTCTTGGTAATTTATTTGGTAAAACTGGCACTACAGTAACTCCTCCACAAGACACCTCTGCTTTAAGCAAAGGTACACCTGGGGCACTTGGAGCAGCGAGTGGGGCAAACGCGGGTGTTTATGGTAATAATATGCAATACGCTAATATGCTTGGAGGAGTTGATGCTGCTAGGAATCTAGGAGCTATACAACCAAATCAATATTCTCCCTACACAATGTTAGCAATGATGCCACAGGAGTAAATATGGAAGAGTACAACCTTTTAAATCAGCTACTTCAGGTTGGGCAGCCAGTGGCCCCTGGTTATGGGGTACTCGCTCCACAACCAATGCCACAAATCGAAGTACAGAAAAAAACAAAGCAAGCTGTTCAACCACAACTTGCAGAGCCAATTGTTGCGGCTTTTACTTCTCGCCCAAAATTTCCAACAAGCTTGGACGAGTTTAACTCACTCATCAAACGCCAAACTGAAGGACTTCAGGGTCAGCGTGAGGGGTTAAAAGATATTGAATCTCAAATTGCAGAGCTACAAAAACCCCAAGAAACAAATGCTATCGCACCAATTCTCATGGCTGCCAGCGACCTTATGACAGGCACTCAGTTCATGAAAGGCTACCAAACCCCTGAGCAAAAGGAACAAACTAGAAAAGCTCAGGCTCTTGGACTGCAAATGCAGATGCAAAAAGCAAAAGGGGATCTCACAGACAAAGAGATCGATCTTTTCAAAGCTCAATACCAAGATGCTTTAGGACGTGAGCGGCTTGCTCAAGAAGAGAATCTTCTTAAATTAAAACTCGGTGCTGAGGCTGGAAAACAACCAGAACTAAAAGACTGGCAAGTTCAAAGTGCTACTTACGGACGAAGGCTTGCTCAAGCTGAGAATGTGTTTGGCGATCTTGAAAACCAAGGCTATGACCGAGGAACTTTTGGAGAAGGTGCAAAAGATCTTCTGAGTGCTGTTCCAGGTGTGGGGCATTTAACTTCGGAAAATTTAAAACGCCAACAACAAGCCGAGAGAAACTTTATCACCGCAACACTTCGTAAAGAATCTGGAGCTGCGATCTCGGCATCAGAGTTTAAAAACGCCGAACAACAATACTTCCCTCGTGCTGGAGACTCACCTGAAGTTCTTGCGCAAAAACGTGCGAACAGACAACAAGTCATCGAAGGTATGAAACTTGGCGCGGGGCCTGCGTGGTCACAACTTCCACAAGTGGCAAGTGAAGTGGGCGCAGGGACAATGATGGGATCAAAAAAACCTGCTCCAAAAGCAGGAGAGATTGTCAACGGGTACAAATTCAAAGGTGGAAACCCCGCTGATAAAAACTCATGGGAGAAACAATAATGAACCCTTGGGAGCAATATCAAGAAACAGAGCAAGGACCTTGGAACGCTTACGGAGAAGGTAACGTACAAGCCCCTGAAAAAGTAGTTAATGAAATGCACCCCGATATTGATTTTGCTACTCGAGCAATTTACAAAAACTTCGGTGCAGATCCAGAAGCTTCTTTTCGGTATTTACAAAAAAAGCTGCCAAATTTACAACTCAAAAAAGACAAAGAAGGTGAAGTTCTAGCGAAACGCGCTGATGAAACTGAATGGAAAAGACTTGATCCGAAAGGGTTTGACATTCAAGACATCACAGACGTCGGCTATGACGTTCCCGCAGCCGTGGCTCAAGGAGCCGCGACAGCCGCCGCAGGACTTGCAGGTGGAGCCGCTGGAGGCGGTGTCGGAGCAATCCCCGCAGCTATGGGTGCAAGTGGTTTGTCTGGAGCGGTTCTCGAAGGAGCAAGGCAGGGTATCGGAAGTCTTTTTGGTATCGAAGACAACGCTTCAAAAGAGCAGGCTTTAGTCGCTGGAGCCGCAGGACTCGTGTCTCCTTTGATGTTTGGAACGGGTGCGGGGGCAAAAGAAGCTATCAAATACGCTGGAAAAGAAGGCGCAAAAGATTTGCTTCAAACTCAGCGAGGTCTTCTAGGCCGTGGGTACGACGCTGCCGCAGGATATGTAGGACCAAAACTTGGCTCTTTGGTGTCGGGTGAAAACGCAAAAGTAATCAAAAAAGCCGCTGAAATCTTACCAGAAATCAAAGCCGCAGATACAAACCCTGAAATCAGAAGTCTTCCACTAAAACAAGTCGCTCAGGATGTCCCACGAAAACTAAAACAAGTCACCACAGAAACAGGTCAACGACTTGAAGAACTTCGTGGAATGATTGACCAGCAACCAGGGCTCATTCTTACAGGAGAAGGGGCTGCGACAAAAGGTACTGGTTCTATTTCTGCACAAGAATTTATCCAGCCTTTTCAGGATTTGGCTGAGAAAATTTCTCAAGGCGGGGCTGCGACCGAGGGCCAATTAAAAGACGCTCAAACTCTAGCTCGTGTGATCGAGCAAGAATTTAAAGGCTTACCTGAAAACCTTACAGCTGCTCAAGTGGACACTCTAAGAAAGCGTTTCAAAGAACGCGCTCAACAATATGGTCTAAACTACGGGAAAACAGGGCAGGCTGTGGGTGGAACTGAAGGAGCTTCAGCGATTGACGCTCAGATTGCGCTCGCGTTTGAAGAGTCTCGTCGAAAGATGAATGATTCAATTATCTCACGTCTTGAGCAAATGGGTCCTGAATATGCTGATGAATATGCCAAATTAAACGATCAATATTCCTACCTAAAAGGTGTGGCAAAAGAGAATAATAACAAATTTAAAACCTCGAAATCAGTTTCAGATTTCTTGGCTCGTTCAACGAAAGATGACCTTGAAGCCCAGAACCTTTTAGACATTCAAACCATTACAGGCGTAAATCTCGAGGATCTGGCAACACGGGATCAAGCTCTTCGCACGTTCTCAAAACCCTCTACAGAAATCAGATCTCTCGGGGGCACGACAAGTACCTCTCGAAGTATTCCACTTGCCGTCGCAGGGGGTACAGCTGGTTACTATTTAGGACAGCAATCAGGAGGAGAGTATTCTCCATTCTTGGCCGCAGTTTTAGGTGGAGGGCTTGGATCAAAACTCGGATCTCCAGCTGCGATGAGAAACTATATGCAAGCAAATCAACTTATGCGACAGGCCCCAAGCCAGGTGCCAGGCTATAAGTACCTACCCTATTTAATGATGAATCCAAATCTACAAGGAGAATAAAATGGAAGTGAAAGTAACCGCAGAACCTCTAAGTGTTAAAGAAGAGAAAAAAGAGTACGGAAAATATGACAAATGGGAAATTGAATCCGCAGCTCGTACTTTAGTCGAAGCTGAGGAAATTAAAGCTGATAAAGAGAAAATGAAGTATGTAGCAATGTGCATGAAGAAAAAGCACATGGCAGAAAAAAAGGCTATTGAATCAATTGACGATATTCGTGCAGCTAGGGCTTCTATGGAAGTGGAGATGGAAGACGAGTACGAGTCTGAGGACTAGAAATTGAGCCTCACAGACTGGATTATCTCGATCAGCGCGGGGGCTATTGGTATCATAATATCAGTAGCCGCGTATTTTGCGCAGAAGTGGATTCAGTCTGTCGATGAAACGCTCAAAGAACACTCCAGTGATTTCAAAGCACTCACCAAACAAGTTAGTTCACTCGAACAGAAGCAAGCTGCTCAGACAGAAAATATATCCAAGGCAGTTCACACCCAGCTCGCAGCCATCAAATTTCCACACAGCAAGCTCGATGAAGTCAGGGAAGAAGTCGTCTTAGTAAAACAGGTAGTACAAGAAAAAATGCTCCCACGACTAGATTCATTACAAGATAATTTTGGTCGTGTAATTGTGCTTGAAGAATCTGTGCGGGAGCAAAACACAAAACTAATAACTATGTTTAATGCGCTGAAACTTCTGGTTTCTCAAAAGCAGAAGGATCAAAAATAGGCTCTAAAGCAAGCACTTGATGTGGGCTCAAACGAATCTGTCCCAAATCATGAATTGCTAGAGGCTTCGCGTTTAGAGTGATTTCAGTCTTCAAGAAATCTTCCATCGCTTTGTTAAATTCTTCTTCCATACCTTCTTTAATTTCCCAAGGGCATAGAGGGTGCGGTTTTGCTGACATTTTAAATTTGCCGTCTTCACCTTTTACTAAGAATTTATCAGTCCATTTTCCATACAACTCTCTGGCAAGCTTAAGCTCTTCTCCAAATTGCTTTGCAATTTTAGCTACGTTGTAAGTAGCGTCGAAACTTGCAAAACCATTCTGAGCTGATAATTGTGCTAGAGCTTGGTTAAACCCTTCAGAATTAAGAGTCTTGTAGTTTAGTTTTATCACGTTTTCCCCCTTTTTTAATTGAACTACGTTGTCCATGTTTGGTTCCCTCCTTAGCTATGTTTTCAAGAAATTGGATACTGGCTTCAAAATTGTTAGGGGCAATAACAAGAGCAAGCCCTTGCGCCTCAACAATTCGTTGGCGTTTGTAGATTTGAAGTACGCTCGATACTCCTTCGTCCGTTTTAATTTCAATCGCAACAAAAATACCGCAAATACACCCAAGAATATCAGGTGTTCCCGAGATCCCAACTTGCTGAATACTCTCCCAAAATGAATTAGGGATCTTCTCAAGTCTGGGCCTCACTTTGTTGTTGCGAAATTTGGTTTCTGGTTTCTGGGCCACGAGAAAAATTTTCAGGCGTCCAGTCCTGTTTGTCAGCAAGATTCTTTGGCGACCATTCTACATCGACTAATAGCGGTAGGCGTTTGTACGGGTAGATGTTTTCCATGATACCTTTAATCGCATCGACCACATACTCCTCACCATATTTCACTTCAATCACAAGTTCGTCATGAATTGAAAGTAGCATCTTTGATGCTTTGTCTTTTAGGTATTCATCAGTTCGGTTCATTGCGATCTTTGTAACTTCAGCCGATCCACCTTGGATTAAGTGGTTGGGAGCTTTGTATGCCCAGCGTTTGTCGGAGAAATAGTATCTACGACCAAGCCAATTCCTGACATAGCCACGAGTTTCTGCGGCTCTTTGGACGGCTTTGAGGAAATCTTTAACTTCTGGAGCTGCTCGAAAAATGGATTGTTGAATGTCGTAGGCCTTTCGGATGTGCGGCTCGTTGAGGGCTCGTTGCTCTTCGGTGACTGTAGGCCATGCTCGTTGCTCTTCATCTGATAACCTCCATCCAAACATCTTCTTGTAAATGGCTCCTAGCTGGGCTTTCGAGCCTTTTAATTTTCCTTTAAAAAGTCCTTGTGCAAGTTTCACCACGCCCCCGCCGTAGGCGGTCAAGAAGTTCGTAGTTTTTGCTTCCTTACGACTTGTCCCTGATACGTTAGCGGTTGCTGTGTGAACGTCGTGGCCTTTTAAAATCTCGTTAATAAGTGAGTTCGCGTTGGCATAATCAAGCATCATGCGAAACTCCATCTGTGAGAAGTCGATCATTGCGAAGAAGTGTCCTGGGCGCGGGATAAACGCACGTCTTACGGGGTAGAGGGCGGCTTCTGTTTCTTCTTCATATTTGTCGGGGTTTGTGAGATTTTGGAGGTTGGGATCTCGACAGGATAATCGACCTGTAACTGTCCCGCCTTGTTGGAAATCTGGATGTAAAACCCCTAGTGAATCAGCGTAGTAGAGGAAATTTGCAAAATACTCAGACTGTTTTTTGGCTTCGGCCCATTCGATAACCAGTCTTGCGATTGGATTTTCAAACGATTCAAGCACATCTGCATCCCACTTCCAATTTCCCTTTTCGGTTTTCTCCCACTTATCTTTTTCACTTACAAAAACCTCCTCAAAAACAGTGGTTCCTTTAACGAAATCCAGCCCTGTTTGAGCCTTAAATTCGCCTTCCACTCGAGAGGTGATTGCTTGGTAGTAATCAAGAGCCTCGTTACAATATGGAATGTCGAGCTGGATGCCCCTATGTTCCATGTTGAAAAGCGTTTTTGTAAGTCTTGATTCGTTTTCCACGACTTTCATCTGACCTGGGATGCGGGGATCAAGCTTCTCGTCTTCTAATTTAAGAGAATTTAAGATTTTAAGTCCTACGTTTAAAGTACCTCGCCCGTCCTGTTCACCATAAGGCTGAATGATTGAGAAGGGAACGCGGTCAAAATGAGGCTGTTCAATCGTTTTATTAAATCGATCATAATGAGTTTTGGTTTTGAGTTTATTTTCTTCGATATATTTCCAAACAATATCGAGCTTCTCATCGCCCCAGCGTTTGGTGATCTCGGCTAAGTTGTATCGCATGTGCTGGTTATAGTGAACGCGGTCTAAAACTGCGGTGTCATAAATTTTACCAGCAATGAACAGACCTTCCCTGGCAAGCATGTGCATGTCGAATTTTGCGTTTTGAAGAAACCAAACTTTGCTCTCATCCGCAAACAGCGGGGCAAGACTTTTTATTAGATCTTTAGGGAGAGGCGAAATGTTTTCTTCTGGGTAAGCGAGGAAGTTTAAGTAATAGTCGTCGTTTTCGTCTGACAGAATTATTGAAAACAACTTATCATCTTTGAATGAATTTAATCCAGTGGTTTCAGTATCTACAGATCCAAAGGTCGTGAAACTGCCTAAAATGCTTTGAAAGTTTTCGGTGCTAACGAGCATTTTAGTCTTCTTTTTTAGTTAAGTGCTTCTTGGTCCATTCTTCCGCTTTTTTTACAAACTTAGGGACAAAGATTTTTAAATTTAATTTTTTATTTTCCCTCGTAGCTTCGATCATACGATTGATGATCTCACTCTCAGGGGTGTTGTATTGAATAGAAAGTTCTCTTACAAACTTCTTATTCTCTTCGGTAGCATAAACGTAGAGAACATTTGCACGAAATTTTGAGTCATGCTTTAACTTTTTTTGTTTTACTTCTTCAGTCATCGTGTTTTCCTCACTCCTCGAATTAGGCCTTTAGTTTTTGGGGAAACCTTTTTTGGCAATTTTTTATCTTCTGTCTCAGACTGCCATTTATCAAAAGTCTCCTGAGACATTTTTCCTTCTTTTACGAGTTGTGCGAATTTTGCTCGCTGGGCTTGGCTTTTAAAGGGCATCAACCTCTCCTTAAATCTTTGATAATATCTTTCTTAAGACGAGCAATATCAACTTTAAGTTTAATCATCTCTCGAACTTCTTTAGCAAGAGCGCAAACCTTGTCTACGGTCTCATATTTCATCTCGCCCGGCTTTTCGTCTTCGAGATATTTCTGTTCGTGCTCTTCCATCTGTGAGTGCATGAGATTGTACAATCGCTGTGCGGAACTGTCTAACAACTTCATCGTACCCAACGTGTCCTCGTCTAAAACTGTCGATAAGTGTTTGTAGTCCTCTGTGTGGATTTCGACGAGATCTTGAGGCGTAGATTTTTGGCTTAAGCTGCTCTTTTTTTCTGGCATAATAATCTCTTTGTCTTTCGTTTACCGCGTCCTTGTTGTTTTTTCTTTTAACCTGGGCTCGTTTACGCTGGTATTCTTTCCAGCTTTCTTCCCCTTTATTTCTAATATATCGGGCTTTTCTCTCTTGATGAGATCCTCGCTGCTCGCGGGAGTATTTCTTCCAGGCTTCCTCCCCATAGCGTTCGATGTATCGGCGTTTTCGCTCGCCCCAGCTGAGATTACTCATACATAAAATTGGTGCGGGGTAGGGGTGTGGTGCCCTCAAGGGATAATATGATCCCGCCCCCGCATCGTTTTTTAGCAAGACTTTTTAGAACCCTTTTTTACAGGCTTCTTTGTCGTCTTTTTTGTAGCTGTTTTTTTAGCCATGACTACCCCCTTTAAAATTCGTCGGTGCTAGTAGTATTGCTACTACTTGTTTCCTCGTCAACCTCATGATCCACAATCGCGTTATTTTTCTTCGCGGTTTGAACCACTTGTCTCCATTGAAGAGCGGCGGCTCGCATTTCAGGAGTGGTGCCCTCTCCTGGTTCTGCGGTAAACGCAAAGAAAGTTTCTTCTTTACCATTCACAAGCTCGGCTCCAATTTTGAAGACTTGTCTTGTTGGCGGCTGCTTTTCCATCAACGCTCGGGCGTAGGCATCAGCTACTTTCATTCCAGTTTTAAAACTTGTACGAACAAAAGAAAGTTTCACAGGAAACGCGTTCCCGCTCTGAGCTTCTTTTGCTAATACTCCGTAAAAATTCATCGTTTTATCACGACGGTAAGTTTCTCCGTTTTCAGTGTACTCCCATGGATTGTTGTCATTTTCAGGAGTCCAGGCTTCTAGTCGCACATATTCAAAGCGTCCAGATTGTGGGTTCTTCTTCATGATTCTCCACTCTTTCCACTTTTCAAATACGATCACATCAAATTTTTCATTGCGCTTGGCGACCACTTCACCGCTTGTGGATTTAATAATCTCACCTTGGTTACGATCACCCTTTTTAACTAGATCTGAAGTTGGGTGCATGAGAAGAATCTTCGGGATAATAATATCCTTCGTGTCGATTACCTCTGTATCCCAGCCTCCAGCTGAGAAGTCTTCTGCGATAGCTACAGCATTTTGCTGTTTAACCGCAGGCGCGTTCGCTGTCTTTTTCTGCTTCACTGTTTCTTGTTGCATGTTT